CCACACCCGGTGCTTCGTCTAGAGCCAACGTGCCGGACGTTGAGCTCGGGGAAGGTGGACCTCCAAGATGTGAGTTGTCCCTTCCTAACGGCCCATTGGATCATCCATCCAATGCGCTTAACGGCTGCAGGCCTTCTCTTCGTGTGAATCAAATAGACCAGATTTCATTGACAGTAAATAGCGCTGTTGCGTCATCTAGTTTGACCACACAAAGAGACGTCTGTAGGACCAGGATAACATTACCTGATCAAAGTGGGGTGGAGTCTACTGAAAGCGGGAAACTTGGAGGTGTTATTGCAACCGGCTGCAACAACACAGAATCCAAGTTGACTATTTCAGTTCCTAGACTCCCCCAAGCCTATGGCTACTTTCCGAATGTGACCGACCTAAGTTTACCTCAGAGAAACCGATTAGAAATCAAACGGCCTGATGGTTGGTCATACTTTTATGGTGAATTGAGAACTATTGTTTCAACCCATTATGGAGACATATGCCTTAACTTGACTGATTCCAAACCTATGAAACGATTAGCTGGGCTGGAATTGGCCATGTGTTTCACAGAAGATGGCACTTTTACCATAAATAAGCACCCTAGATATGTAGATATTAAACATTTGAGTAGGAAAATGCAAAATAGAATCATGCATTCACTATATGGCAATATTGTTGCATGGTGTCATCATAGGTTAGGATGGGTTCGCTTCACCTTACCTTATGAAGATTTGATGTATTTCCACAACACAGTCAGAAGTCATAGATTGGTGAGCTTCTTTGTGGACTTCAAAAATAAGATTTTTATAGAGGGCCCCGTGCATGAAATTTTCTGGGTCTTAGATAAAGATTGTGTAAATACTATATATAAATTATTTAATTACAAAATTTTTTTAAAATTCAACATTATTTTCTTCTCAGGAATCCAACCTGTTTTTATTAATGATTATGAACAAATTGTGGTTCGTTCTTTTGGACGTCAACCTTTCAATGACAACATGTACAACTCCTTACTGTCTTACGTTCACCCTTCTCGCGTTGGTACATTCAAGAGGTTTTCACACTATTGTGGTGTCAACTGCATATCAAACGCACAAATGCATGCTTTGAACGGCAACATTGTTTCTTTGATGTTGTTACTTCTGTTAGTATTTTATGTGATATTGCTCTCCATGGCTATCCACAATAGGAAAATGCATTCACTAAATGGAAATGATAATCTCAAGGATTTACGCGCTCTTATCGTTCAACTATGGGACGATCCAGATTACGAACCCATTAAAGATTTTCTCTCAAATAGTTTGCTTCACATAGATAAACTAATAAGAGGAGACTACGTAGGAACAGGAAATGAAGCAAGAATCTATGATGAGACCGACTTTATTTCTAACATGAAGTGGATTCAAATTGACCAGCTCACTTATGGAAGGCTCAAGAGAAAAAATATATTGGACACATACACAGCTGTTACGCTCACTACAAAACAATCATTGGGAGGAGTCAGATTAAGCTGGAGAACTCTGTCTGATACTCCCTGTGCCAAAGGAGTAATACCCGCCAACCACGTAGCTTCTTCATATGCATTGACCCAGCAACAGCAAACGCAAATTAATGAAGGAGACAAAAATCGCTCTGAACCAAAAGTTAAGAAAATAGTTGGTCCGAAACCCAAGACTACTGAACCAAACAAACAGGAACCGCAAGAGCAGATACCCGGTATGGATATTTACATGACCATAGCAAAACACATAGCTAACGCGAGCGTCTGCTATGAAACACATACGTTAGCTTGGAGAGATGAACATGCATCAAGCCATCCAGATCAGAGAGCTCGTTGCAGATTCCACTGGTTAGATGAAAAGCCTGAAGTTAATTTTAGGGCACTTATTAGTCGCAATAACGTTCACAAGCAACTGTTAGCTCTCCCCAAGACTAAATTTCTGCCAGATTCTGGAGATTCACAGAGGCCATATTCTTACCGAGAATCTATAATTAAGGATTATCACCATTCAATCACTTCAGCACAATGGACGTACTCAGGGCGCGTTCAAACCCTCAAGAAGGACAAAGTAGTGCTAAAGAGCTTATTTAATGTATGCTTGACTATCGAACCACAGAGTGTGTTTATAGAAGATAACGGAGACTTACAAGTCATAGCTATACATGAACATGGACTGCTTGTTGAACATTATTTAATTGATACCAACATAGAAACGCTGATACAATGCATTGAAGATCGCACTTTAACAGGCAGACTTAAAATTAAAACGTACACTCAAATTTCAAATAACTCTAAGCCTAAAACATCGTGCCCGCCTGAATACTACCCAGATTTATTCCAAGTATTCCCTGTCATCAAGATGTTACTGCCTGATAAAGACACACAGTATAACCCGACACTGTTCACTAAGAACAATTCTTACACCTGGATTAAAGATGCCATTAGCCAAGCAGCTGTTGATAGAGAAACACATGAAAACTGGACTAAATACACCACAAAACTAACTCTAGCATTCAATGACAAAGAGATGATTTTTAGGTGTTGTTTGGGAATAATTTTAATTGCACTTTCAAGCATATTCCTAAATAATATACCAATACTCAGCAACCTTTCCCCTATTTTGAGTACAGCTCTTAGTGTGTTGCCATTACTTATTGGTTTTAAAAAATCTTCAGGTAAGATGTATTTTGATGAAGGTCCTGTATCTTTGGACAATGAATCCTTATATAATACTTCCTCTTCCACACGTAGAATGAAGCTTCGACATCTACAATGTCACTATTTTATGGTTTTCAACATTTGGTTGTTAAAGATTCTTATAAGCTACTCCTCAGACCAAATTATAGACCAACAGTTAATTAATGAATGTTGGGAAAAAATGAAAATCAATCAGAGTTGGGAGGATCGAAGTGTCATCTGTGATGTTGTGAATAAGGTAGTCTCAAAGAATATGAAAATTAAAACTACCGACATGCTTTCTTTTAAATCTGGAGGTTTAACCTACCAGAGTGAAATGCCACTTTTTGAAGCCTGTAGCCAGCTAGTTTGTTCTTACGCCAAGCTAAAACTCGACTGTCGTCCTTCGTTGGGTTTTCTTCTAGCCATTCGTTAAACCAGACGAATGGCTATGTTTGGGGCTATAGAGCCAAAGAAGTGGCTGCATTTAAAATAAAAACTAAAAACATAAAAATCAAACTAAGAAAAGAAACAAAGAGAAGCATACCTATGGCTGTGATGCTCAAATCCGGCTATGCAGGTGCAGCCTTGTACACTGCCGATATTAGGGATTCCCCTCTAGTTGGTGCATTTAAACGGTTTTTATCTAAACCTCCAACTATTGATGAAGATCTAATGAAAGACTTCATAAAATTCGTTGATGTAGAAATAGCAAAATTACCAATTTTAGAGGACCGACCAAACTTCGAAAAATGGATCGCTAATGTCAACCAACCATTATCTAGGAAGGTAGAGTACACTAAAGCTTTTGAATATTATACTGAACATAAACTGCACATTGATAACATGGCCACCATATATGGAACACCAAAATATAAAAAAGACAAAATATTTGAAAACTTCCTTAAAATCAGCACATTCATTAAGTCAGAATGGTACCCAGAACTTAAACCCAACCGATGTATCAACCCTCGCTCTATATTGTACATGCCTACAGTTGGACCCTCTTATGCTGACATCTCTGAAATAATATTCGCTCTTCCTGAGTTTATAAAGTATGTGCCAATAAAAGATAGACCAAAGTACATTATGGATAGATTAGAAAATGCTGGCGCGCGCTGTGTTAGTACCGATTACAAAAGCTTCGAAAATTCCTTTGTGATGCGAATCCAAGAAGCTGTTGAGATGAAACTGTACAAACACATGCTCAAATTATATCCCGACCTCTACAATTTATGTCACCTGCAATGTGTTCATAATGAAGTTGAATGTTCCAGCATGTCCATATCTATGGATGCCGCTAGAATGTCTGGAGAAATGTGCACTTCTCTAGGCAATGGGTTTACCAATTTGATGCTCATGAAGTTTTTCTGCGCAGAACATGGAATCCAAGATGCCAAGGGTGTGATAGAAGGAGACGATGGATTATTCACATATCACGGACCCAGCCTCGACAACACCTTTTTTAATAAGTTAGGATTCCAAATTGAAATTGGCGAACGTGACTTAAATGAATCCTCATTCTGCGGTAACATATTCACTGAAAATTCGCTCAAGACACTGGTCGACCCATTGGAAGCTATAGCTACTGCATCTTTCTCTATGCAAGGAGTCGGAGCTCGCGATACAGAACTAAACAAGTTGACATACTTAATGGGCTACTCACTATTGTGCCAATACGGCAATTGCCCGATCGTAGGGGCATTTGCCAGAATGCAGATTCGGACCACAATATTGCGAGACCCTCATGTGCGCAGTAAAGCCCTGCGATACCTAGCAACCTCACGGAAATTGGATTGGTGGTCTAGGGAAATTCTGTCCAAAACTATTTATGAAAAAGTGAACGACAAACACGTGTCACTTGAAGATAGAATGCTAATTGAACGCCTATATGATATTCCTGTGAGCGCTCAATTGTTAATTGAACAGCAAATGGATTGTTCTACAGGATGGATCAGCAGTGATATACTAGACCTGCTTTATTCATTACACCATCCTGATTGGGTTGTGAATTTCACAAAGATAGAATATAGCAAAACAGTACCTGTTCGTTATATTAATTACAACCCTATTAAAAGTAAGCTCAGTTATCGTGAAGGCGAGGAAGTGATGGTTGACTTCAACGCCTTCTACACTGGATAACGACCACTTTTACGCCCAAATAAAGATCAAACTTTTCCTCTACTGGTTTTCTTGAAATAAATACTTTTGCCTCTAAGTATAAAAGAGGCCTCTGGTCCGAAGACCATATAAACTACACCACTAACCTCCTAACATCCAAAGACCTGGAGATCCTAG